CGTTGATGTTGCCGTTGGCTTAGAGAACCATGTCATACCCACCTCTTTCTTGCCGATTTACTCAGCTTTTCTTTATGTTTTCTTGAAAAAACTCGCCCCCTAAAACGTTTGCTTAAATTAGCACCATGCTCCATAAATCTACAATTCTCAAAAACATAACCTTGCTTGTCATCAATTCTATCCACAGTAGGCTTCTGCATTTCATACGCCTTATCACGAAACCACATAATCTTCAACTGAGAGCAAGTCAACGTGGACTTCCTACCCCTGTAATACTTACTATAACGCAACCTATTCGCAATATAATCTTGATGCTTTACCCAAGGGTTACTATCCCTATACCGCTTCTTAATTTTATATCGCATAATACCCTCCTATAATCTAAAGTATACACTATAAGTGGGTATATGTCAAACCCATTCTTTATGTTTGACCTCATCCATCAGTAAACCCAACATCTCATTATAGTTATCATAATAACACCTATCACAGACAGAACCATCAAAGTATATCTGCTTACTTATCACATCAACCAAGTCCCTATCCATAGTACCCATACTCATCAGCTCATGGAAGTCATGCTTCCTGTCCTTAATGGCATACTGTGCCCCGCAACAGGGATAGATCAAACCATCCGCAGCTATCGTTGGCTTGAGAAGAGATATGAAGCACTTCTGTCTTCCCTTAGTAGGCTTGGTGCGTGCCTGATACACTACCTTGTAGTCTTTCCCTCTCAACTTCATCTTCGCCATAGCTATAGCTACATCACTCGGATTCAGTATATCAGATACCACCCGCACGTGCGTGAACCTATTAGCGTTGGCGTAATTCACCACCTTGCTCAACTCACCCAGCCTATCCAACGCTACGAAGCTGAACGCCCAGTCCACATTTGGCAGTCTTATCAGAGCTCTGCCAAGAATCGTACCCAACGATTTGAACTTACGCTGGCTGTCGAAGGATACCCGTATCCAATCCGGCTTCTCCTTCAGGTTATCCAACGCTAGACCGTTGGTTACGAGCCCGACACGGATCCCAATCTCGTTGCAATGCTTAATAACCTCGTTTATATGAGGATAAAGCAACGGCTCTCCGCCCCCTGTAATAGTAATAGCTCGACAACCCAATGACGAAACACGATTAAGCAGCTTCGAAACGTTGGGTAACGGCATCTCTATACTCCGGTCTCGGTCCCCACAAGAACAGTAAGAACAACTAAGATTACATCGGTTCGTAAGACATAACTGTAAGTGCCTGCATAATACTTTCTTATCGTTTATCAAACTCTCCATTAACACCGTATCATGTAATATCTTAACTGGTATATCTACATCCGCTGCTGAATATGACCTCTTTATCATCGCTTACTCCTCGTTAAAGGGGCATCAAACAACGTCCCACTTGGAGTAGGACTAGAGAACGCCATCCTATGCAATATCTTCCTTAACCCCTTAACCTTTATCTTCCTAAACTCCTCTGCATCTACGGTCCATGTAACAATATTAGCCTTATATTTAACCCTTATGCTGACCTGTCCTCCGTCTTCCATAATTCCTCCATACATACACAGCTCTGTTCTTCTCCCTCAACGTTGCCTGCTCTTGGTACTCCCTGGTGTGCGGTAAGTGTATCCCAACGATATCAGGATTGTATGACACGACTAACTTCTCTTCAGCTCTCTCACCAAAGTCCCTGTCTTCCCAAGCTATACCGTTGGCAAACCTCTCATCCATCCCTCCGATATCCCAGTAATCAGATTTATGTAACACACCTATGAAGTACTTCCAAGACGCCCAACTGTCCTCAGTACACCGAGCTACCAACCCTCTTGTCTTACCGTTGACACTCAAACCAGGCCTATCCCAAGCAAACGGCAAGTTCTCTATCTCCTCTTCAACGCACCGGCCTAACCAGTAGCAACCCAACGGCAACTTCTTCATTTCCTTCACATTGCTGTGGGCATGGATAACCTCTGGGCTGGTCAGGCATATGATATCACCGTTGGCTTGTTCAACACCCCAGTTCAGAGCAATGGCAGGATTAGTATCATTATGATCCACACATATAATCTCCCAATCCTTATCCGTTTGCTTCTCTATGCTAGCCAAACCCAAACGGAACTGCACCACCCTGTCACCTATGTATGGGATTATGAAGCTAACCATTAGCTATCCTTTCAGCCTCATCTATAACTCTGTTCCTCTGATACTTGTTTAACGCCCGCTTAAGGGTACGTGCCATAGCATCTATAGTAAACTCTGATACATTCCTAGCTTTCCATACAAACTTCCTACCGTTCAAGGTCATAACAACTTCTAGTCTATTCATTTGAGTATCTCCACTTCCATATCAATAACATCCTATACTTACATTTCCCAGACACAAACAAACCCCCGTCTTCTCTTCGGTTTCACACATACAAGCGGCCTTAACGTTGGGTTATATCTCCTGGCCTGCTCCACAGCTTTGGTCAAGAACTCCGCTTTCTTCAACTTCCGGCACATCCAATACACATTCGTTGTCGCCAATCTCTTCTTATCCAACCTGAGATACTCGGATGGCACCACTTTATATGGCTTGCTACCAACCGTCAGTATGATAGGCCTCTTAACAGCAAGATACTTAGGTATCTGCTTACCCCATTTCACCTCTATGGTGTAATAACTATGGATGATATCCCCTATACTCTCACTATAGTTGATACGCACTCGTCTAAGTCCACCAAAGAACTTTGCTACTTCTTTCTCGGCTCGCTTCCAAGCTTTACCCATTCTCTCTCCCATATTTTACACTCGTCACATGTCCGTTTATACCGATTCCGTATTACCTTACCGCATGTCCTGCAGAAGCTTATCTTAACTGCATAATTCCCTCTGCTCTTACAACCCATGCAGGTACTCCTCGTATACTAAAGCCAACGCCATCGGTATGTATAGCTCACCCTTCTTCTTCTCGTGGCATTCCCGACACAACCCAACGCAGTTAAACGGGCTTATCAGGAACAATGGGAGGAGTTTCCTGTTGCACTTTGTGTTGGGTACCTTGTGGTGAAAATCCACGATCTCGTTTAAGCACAGGTAACACTTGCCGTTCTGTGCGTTGTGGACCGCTATCCTTATTGCTTGAGGAAACCAACCTTTCTCCATCTCTCCTCCTCATCTCCTCTGACGTCATCCAGTAATCACGCCAGCTTGTAAACTCACCGTCATCCCAACGGTCAAGGAACTCCGTCCAATCCTTGGATCTGGACCGCATGACTGGAGATAAAGTAAAAGGATCTCGTTTATAATACATATCTCTAACCGTACGTTCCTGTTCCTTAGCAGACTTCATGTCACTGGTACCCCACTTCCTCTGCATCTCTATGTATGCGTCCTCACCTCTCTTTTGAAATGGTCTTAGCATCATCCCTCCTCATCCTATCAAGCCCATCACTCACATCCTGTGCTACTTGAGCACCCATAGTAGTCTTGCCGGCCCTGGAGCCACCGAAAAGCTGCTTAAGGGGCTTATTCGAATAAGCATTGCCAGGAGATACACCAATCATTAAATTCTCAAGCCTATCAAGTCTTGCATCTAACTTAGTCAATAGCTTAGGCATCATACCCATAGAAGCATAAATATCTAAACTTGCTTGCATAAGAACAAGAGTATCATAGCTGACATTAAGCATATCAACTTCCTTCTCACCCTTATTGTTCATTTCTACAAGCTTAGACATAAGCATAGAAATACTAAATGCTTGTTCATCTACGTCCCATATCATTTCGCCTTCTTTCTAAGGCTACCTATAAGATTGGATATAGATGTCTTGAACACACCAACAGTACACTTATCAGCGTGCCAGCATTTTTCATCCATCGCCATTTCAAAGAACTCATCTATAAACATCTTTATATGATCGCCTTCATACATCTTTAATAAATCTTTTACTATCTTTCCGTCCTTACCCCAGTTAATAGGATACTCTACCCCTATAAACTCTTTATGTTTTAGAATAAAGTAATATAGTATATTAGTGACCCCATTTGGAGTAACTTCGGAGTTACTTCGGAGTGTCTCCGTCATACCTGCCTTTTTTTCCACTTCACGTTTCGTTCTCCTACTCCAATCATCACCCCTTTCAGGTAGTTTAAGGTTCATAAGACCATGTTTATTATCCCATGTCACCTTATCTATTAACCCCACCTCAGCCATAAAGTTAAGCATATCAGTAAGTTGCGTATCATCAAGTCTTAACTCCAGAGCAAGTTCGGAGAGAGGGTACTTACTAAACGATAAGTACCCCAATTCTCCTTCTCTGCATATGGTTTCCCATATAGCCCACACTATACCATATCCAAGCATGCCATAGCGAGCCCGTAGGCGTTTCATCTTTATATCATACATCGCATCAGTATGATGCTGAAACCACTTCATTACGAGCCCCCCTTACTCCTTCACCCACTGAGGCGTATCATCTCCTCCTTCATCAGCTCCTAAAGCCAACGTTGGCTGCTCAGAGACGGCCACCGGTACGTTATCAGTAACTTTCTTCCCATACTGAGGGTCGTTAGTCACCGTCCACCAGCTCATCCTATGACAGCACTTATCCAACACCCTCTTGAAAGCATCACTCATTATCTCCATAGTAGGAGCGTTGCTAATATCTATACCACAAGCATTTACGAACTTCGCTAGCCTCCACAACGCAGCACTACTAAGTGCGGTATGATCCACTAGTGACTGCCCCTTATACTCATCAGGGTCTACTATCTTCCCAAACCAACGTATCTGAGGTGTGCCTGTCCTTGCTTCACAAGCCTGCCACCCATCTATCTCCACCTTATACGTACCTTCTGGACCATCGAATAACCTTGTTCCACCCTGTGACTCTTTCTTCCAATCTATACTACTCATGCTCTCCCTCCCCTATTTTAGTTTCCTCACCTCTTCATCTATCCTCTCCTGCAGTGTCTTAGGTACCACCTCCCTTCGTTCTATCCCCCCGCTTTGGTTGATATATAAAGCATTCCCAGTCCCATCCTGATACTCCTCCTTAAACATATCCTTTAAGGTAGGTTCTAAGAGCTCTCCAAAACCACTAGGCACGTATCTTCTCTACCTCTCTAGTTATAACATCTTGCAACGTTTCTACCTTCTTCGCTTCTTCCTTCTTTCCCAGCCCCATCTGTCTTTGCTGCTCCTGCATCCACGCTTCATAAGCCCTCCTATTATCCGTCCCATCTACCTGCGCCCATCCTCCCGCACTAGTACTAGTAGTAGCCGTACCTAATTGATCATAATCAGGCATCTGCCCTGGATACATCTGTGCATACATCTGTCTCGGATCTCCATAATAAACGCTACTTGTTGCCATTCTTCTCTCCTTTCTTCTTGTCTCCGTAATCCCACTCATACAACTTCTGAAGTATGCCCGGTAGGTCAGGAGTTTCCCCATCATCCAACCCCTTGAACTGTGACTTCGTGATATACTGGTCGCTTGGACCCAGCCTAACCCAACGCTTCTTGCTCTTCTCATGCACCTCGAGATGTCCCACTACATCCACTATCCCACATATAGCAGGGGCTATCTTCCTACCCATCTTAGGGTACGTCTTGGTTATCACCATACCGTCATTCTTCTTTATCTCTAATGGGAACTCCCAAGCGTTGAACACAACGTTGATACCCTTATAAACGAGATCTCTATAAAGGTGCATCGTCTCCTTCATCTTGAAGCTAGTCTCCCCATGCTCCCTTAGTTCAGGAAACTCCTTCTGATGCTTACCTGTAAAGTGAAGCGTAAGCCACTGCTCATACTCGCTTATGTTATCGAACACCACGTTCTTAAAGGGGTGTTTCTCTGTCTGCAGGTACGTGTGGAGCCCCTTGTAGACCACATCCACATTCTCAGCATTGACATTGAACACCACGTGCTTTGTCCCCAACAGCGGTCCTAACCCTGCTTCTGTGTTAATAATGAGGGTTTCCCCAACAGGTAACGTAGCACCCAACGTTGTCTTACCTATCCCTGGATCAGCATAGATAAGAAGGGCGATACCCCTGTTTATCTTACTTCCTATAGCTTTGAAGTCCTCTTTATCCACAGTATACACTCCCTTCCCCATCAAACAGTATATCTGCAAGCAGGCTATCTAAGAGCATCTTAAGGGCCTTAGTCTCCCCTACAGTCATGTTCAACCCATATCTCTTTATCACTACCCTTATCTCATCTCCCTTTACCTTAGTCATTTAAAACCTCCCCGCTCTTTTCTTCTTCTCCATCAGCTCAAGCACACCCTGTATCTTCTTGAGTATCTCGGTCTGTCCTTTAATCCCTATCAGGATAGCCTCGATCTTCTCCATAATAACAGCGTCCTGAGCCACTTCCTTTCTCTCTTCCTTCTTAACTTCCTCAACTCTTTCCTTCTTAATCTTCGTTTCTCCGCTACTTTTACTTTCGTCCACAACTACCCCCTTTCAGATACATAACGAAGTGTATAAGAACAGGAAGGTATAACCCTATCCCTATCACATCACTACCTACATCCTGACTTGTTCCTGCTACTACCCCACCCAACAACACCAGATTACCAAACCCAACCACTATCAGCGAGTATATCGCTAATCCCTTCATAAAGCCCTCCTTTGGTTTTTTCCATTACAGCTGTTTTTGTCTTAAACATTTTCTCCTCCTTCAAGTTATGGGGGCGAAGGAACAGCCGAGCCATTTGCTGTCCATAGGGACCCAAAGGTAACCTTGAGTGGCTTTATCACCTCATCGTTGGTTACAGCTATGCTCGCCTTCCATTGGTATGTCCCACTCCTGTATAGGCAGTCGCCCCCCATTATTCTCTATCATAATACACATCTACCGTGTTCTTATCAATCGGGTTCATAAAGCATATACG